CGTCCATCACCCTGTCGACGGTGGCAGCATCAAGACCGCTGCGAGCCTGGTAGATATCGCTCATCGCTTTATCAAACGGCTCCATATCAGCGGCGATCTGCGCCAGGTCATGGCGGTTGCCCATCGCGTAGACCCAGCAGTTGTGGATCATCAGGAACGCGCCGCGGCCGATCTGCACATCGTCACCGGCCATCGCAATAACCGACGCAGCAGACGCTGCCAGGCCGAGAACCTTAATGGTTACCCTGCCTTCGTACTCGCGCAGCAGGTTGTAAATCGCCAGGCCTTCGAACATGTCGCCGCCCGGGCTGTTGATGTTAACCGTCACGTCAGCACCGCCGAGCGAGCGCAGCGCGCCAGCTATTCGGCTTGCCGTAACCCCCTCTCCCCAGTAATCAGCGCCGATCACGTCGAAGATGGAAATGCTGTTGTCACCTTCGCGGGCGGCGCGGATACCACCGTTCCAGCGCTCCATTGCCGCAGCCGGCAGATCAGGTTTTTCGTGCGCAAAAGGTCGCCCCTCCGGCGCCACCGGAAGGCTTTTAATTGTCATGGATGCTCCTAAGCCGCTTGTTTCAGCGGGGACTGTTCGAAGGGGATGTCGGGGAATACGTGGTTATGAACCTGTCGCAGCGCGAAAGCCTGTGCTGCCTGGCTGTTTTGCTTCAGGTCTTCAAGCGGCGTCAGGTTGAGCTGCACCGTATAAAGATCGCCGCCCTCAATCGGTGGCATGTTCTCCAGGCGGCGCACGTCGTTACGGGACATCCAGCCGTTCTGCAGCGCACTGGTGTAGTAAGCAGCCCGTCCAGCGCTGTCGGCGCGCAGCAGGCCCTCAACTGAGAACTCAGCAAAGAGGTCCTCTTCGCCATTCAGCAGGCAACGGGAGATCTCCTGCTCAATGTTCACCAGCAGCGGGCGCAGCGTATGGGTCAGGAACTGGAGGTTCATTCCCTCGAGGCTCGACGCCCAGCTGCTTTGCTTTGATGTATGCCCGACCATAAACGGCGGCACGCGGAACCAGCGGCAAATTTCCTCAATACTGAATGAGCGACTTTCCAGCATCTGGGCATCTTCAGGGTTCATGGTGACACCCTGATATTTCAGGCCGCCCTCAAGCACCATGATTTTTCCGGCGTTTTTGGAACCGGTAAACTTCGCCATATAACCGCGAAGTCTTTCCCGCTGATCTTCGTCCAGCGCATTGTCCGATGAGAGAAACCCGGAGCTTTGCAGGCCCTGTTCAAAAATCTTTGCAGCAGATTCTTCAACCGCCATCGCGGAGCCGATTACATCCCGACCCGTCCTCATCGGCATCATGCCGCAGACACCATCGAGGCCGAACCCACGGATGTGCATCAGGTTCTTTTCGGGAATAACGCGTTTCTTGCCATCCTCGGTGTACGTGTATTCCAGCCGCCCGGTATCAAGCCGCTTCACCACCATGTTCTGGGGCAGCAGTGGCACCAGCGACACCAGCTTATTGCCGATAAACAGCTTCTCGACAAACGCATTACCGCGCAGACAGATGCTGGCCACCACCATGAGCATGAAACGGGACGGCGTCATTTCCAGATTGGGACGGCGACAAAGCATCTGATAAACCGGATGGTTCTGCGCCAACTTGCGCGAGCCATCAGCCTGTCGGGTGTAAATCTTAACCGGCAGCGTGGACACCGACTCGCTCAGAAGCCGGACGCAGGCCCAGACTGCCGAAAGCTGGATCGCCCGATCTGCCGTGACGACCTTACCGCTGCTGCTCGTGCCGTACCACTCCTGCCAGAACGTTCCGGTAGTCAGGCTGATGGGCACGCCCAGCCAGTTGAGCAAGGCACTTTTTACCTTGCCCGGCTGCTTACTTTTCTTCATCAGAAACCTACCATGATTGGATTTTCAAAGAAGCCGCTCAGATCCTGAGCATCATTACCACCATTGACCAGCATCCGGCTTTTAGCCGTAAACAGTGCAACCGGTCCGTCAATTTTGTTTTCAGGTGTGGACTTGTTCGGGAAGATGTTGTCGTTTTTATCGGGCTTAACCGTGACGTTTGACATCATCCACCGCATTACGGGGTTGTCATCATGGTGGAACTTGTTGCCGTAAATCTCCGCCTGCACTGATTTCATGGACTCAGAAAGGTTTTTGACCGTCTGTGCGACTTCCACCAGCGGCAAGCCTTCCTCCGCAAGTGACAGGCTGAACTGCACGGCGCTCCAGGGGTCGAAAGCAATCTCCTTGATGTTCTCGCCCTTCACCCACTCCACAATGTCGGCTTTAATCATGCCGTGATCGATAACGTCTCCGTCGGTCAACTCAAGATATCCGGCATCGGCCCACTTCCTGTAAAGCTCTGCAATATGGGCTGGCGCTGTTTCCAGTCTTCCTTCCGGGATCCAGAAGCGTGGCTGCATATGAGTTTCACCTGCAGGATCGCGCCAGGCTTTCACCGCTGCACAAATATCGATTTTGTTGGCGAGGTCGACCCCCACCCACAGCGGCCACGCTTTACGCTCAGCTTCCGAAGCAATACCCGGCATTTTTGCCCAGCGGTCCATGTCCATCCAGGCGCTCTCGGCAGTTACCCAGATGTTCAGGTGCTTGGTAAAGAAGTTCGGCCGCGCCGCGACCTGCTCCTTTGCCTTTTTGGCAAGGCGGCGCATGTCGTCCCAGCGCTTGCAGATACCGAGGCCGGGGTTAGCTTTCGGCCAGTTGGCCTCGTCAAAGGGATCGTCGCCTTCGTCGAGGGTATAAATCAGGGCAAAGTAAGTGTCATCTTCCACCACGCCGCGTAGCACCTTGATGGCGTAATCCCGCTGCTCGTAACAAATGCCCTCTTTATTTGTACCCGCCGTTGTTATTGCGAAAAGCAGGGACTGAAGTCGCGCACCGGTAGCTGTTTCCAGGACGTCCCAGACGTCACGGGTACGGTGAGCGTGCAGCTCGTCGACAATGCCGCAATGTATATTCAGGCCGTCGAGGTTATTCGCATCGCTGGAGAGCGGTTCAAACTTAGAGGCCGAACGCTCCTGGTGAATGTTGAGCTTAACGTGACCAAAAAGACGCCCCAGCGTACGGGGGGCTTTTTTGATCATGTTCTTGGCATCATCAAAAACTATCCGCGCCTGGTCGCGGGTCGTGGCGGCTGAGTAAACCTCAGCGCCTCCCTCGCCGTCGGCACCGGTCATGTACAACCCAATGCCAGACGAAAGTGTAGATTTGGCGTTTTTACGCGCCACCTCGTCATAAGCCGTACGGAAGCGGCGCACCATGACAGCAGCACCATCCTCCATAACCACTTCACCCGTCATCTCATCAACTAAATGTATGACGAAGCCAAACAGATTTATCAGTATGAAAACGTGCCAGGGCATCAGCTTAATGGGCTTTCCAGCCAGCGCACCTTTGACGTGAGGTACAAAATCATAAAAATCGAGAATGTGCTGGGCGCGACCTTCGTTGAAGTACACGCCCCGCTTCGGTCCGTGCTCTAAATCATTGAAGAATCGCTGGCACGCCAGGCGTACCAGTTCGCCAGCAACAATCTCGCCAGACAGTACGCGCTCGGCGTACTGAATACCTTCCGAAACCGTTGCCATTCATCATTTGCGCTTTTTAAGAAATTCATCCAGTGGATCGGCCTCAGCCGTGCCTTTAGCGCCAACCTTGGAACGGCTGGCCGGGGTCATGCCAAATTCACCGAGCATCGCCCGAATACGCTTCCAGGCATCGGACTTCATCACGGCGGCCGGGTGAGCCTTAACAATATCTTCGCCAGTAGCAGATACTGTCTTATAGGTGTAACCCTCTTCAGCCAGAACATCGCAATGCTGTCGGTATTCGGTGTAGGCCTCGATCAGCAGCTCAAGTGCTTTACCGTCCAGAGTGGTCATCACCCCGACAGCATTAAGCTCTTCGCCAATTCGCTTAAACCAATACTTCCCCATCTTGTCGAAATGCTTCGGAACTGGGGGTACCCCAGAAGCGGGTTTTGGCTCTTCTTTGTTGACAGCTCGTTTTGATGGGTTCCCCTTCACCAAAGCCAGATGTGTTGGGGTTTTCGGTGGTCCTGGCATAATCGAAAACTCCTATTAATCGATGGTGGGGATCCCCATAAAAAAGTTTTCTAACCTGCGGCGGTGTGAAAAAAGGTTAGGCGGCGGTCCTTAGCAGGCAGGGGCCTGAACTTTTAACCCGCTCTCCCCGTTGATGAGAATCGATATCATTCACATC